CGTGCTGGCAGACCCTCTGATGGTGAAAGTTGTGCCAGCAGTATCAAGCGTTCCAGAAACAACAGACTGAACCTGTAGCGTCTGGGCGACAGGAGCGGCGGCGTCCGCAGCGCCGAGTTGGAGCGTGGCGGTGGTGGCGCGGGTGAGAAAGAGGTCGGCCGCAAAGGATGACATATCCCCCCAGCGATACGCCGCAGCGTTTGGTATCTGCGTAAAATCTGAGCGGGTTGCCAGCGACCTTGTTCCGCTTGAATTTGTTACAACCAGAGCAAGCGCATCAGAAATAAAAATATGCCCTCTAGCAGTAAAAAGATTGGAAGTGGTTTTGCCTACATTAAATTGGCTTGTCCCACCAACCTGCAAATCCAGCAGCAGCGAAGCCGCATTCGCAGGTCCGCTATCTGTGCCGACATTATACTTCAGCCCCGTATAGGTGCCGGTGCCGGTCCACGTCTGCGAAATGTCCAGTCCGGTGCCATTGACCGAGCCAACGGAAAACGTCTGCGCGCCCGTGGACGTAAACGTCTTGATGTAGGCCGGCGTAACATAGCGATTGTTGAATGTCCCGCCGCCAGCGTCGCGCGCTACAGGAATGCGGTCGGTGCTGTCAGCCGTAACGCCGTCAGTGAGGGCGGATACTTTTGTGTCGGGCATATCTTATACCTCAAGCAGAATGGTGCTGGAGCCGTCTTCGAGCAACAGGAAGTCGCCGCTCTCAAGCAATATGTCGTTACCGGGATGAGGCGTAACCCCACTGGCTGCAACCTGTCGCCTGCGGCGAAGGTAAAACATAAACGCCCGGTAATAGGACATCAGTACAACCCGCGAAGAACGAGGATCACATCGACGTTGTCACCCGTACCACCCGAAACAGCCGGTCTGATGTAGGCCGCAGAGCAGGTAAACTCAAACATCGCAGTCGCTGTAGCTGAGATGGCTGTACCCTGCAAGTCCTTGATATCAACCCAGTTCGTCCCGTCGTTGCTCATCTGTAGTTTGGCAGTGGCTCCACCGAACGTACCGGCGAACTGGACTGAGCCTGCAAGCCCCCACTGTTCGGTCACTGCGAACTTGAGTGGCGTATCCGTCGAAGTCGTGATATCATCCCACCGTAGTGTGGGCACACCGTCGACAATGGACCGCGTCGGGGAAATATCAGCCATATGGCACCTCTGGTCAATAAGTCGGGCGCACCTTAGCCTATGTCAACCGGTTGTGCAAGCACGGAAAAAGCCCCGGTGGAGACCACCGGGGAGTCAGAGGCAATGGAAACGGGAGGTTCCCGTCGTCCAAATAGCACCACTGGCGTCCTATGTCCACCCTACAGCCGAGACAGTCTTGATCTCCCGACGCTCCAGAAGCGTGCTGCCCGAGGCGCTGTGAATATGGAGCATCAGGTATTGTAGCGCCTCAGCACAGTTCGACACCCACACTCCTGCAGCATAAAAACTATGCGCCTGCGCTACTGTCAGATCGTATACGCGCTGCGGCGACTGCTGACTGGTGCTTACGCTTACAATCTTTGGAGCACGTCTTAGTCTTCCGGTAGCGATTAACTTTGAAATCACCTGCGCATACAACGCATTGCCGCACTTCGTCGTCCACTCCGCTGGCGACCCGCGCCGCTGTCTGGCATGAAGGGCTGCAATATCCGCGCTTGTTTGCTCCACGAAGGCGCTCAAACGGTGCGGCGCAATGGGCGCAGATGTGGGATAAGGCTTCGCGATGCCGCCAGCTAGCCCGTCCTTGCTCCTGTAGTTGCCGGTGCCCCTCTTCAGTTCGAGCGTAGTTCCGTCTCCACTCAGCAGCGGCGATTCTGGCTTTATCCAGTCCGGGGAGAAACCAATCGGGATTATGCTCAGCCCGATGCTCCATATGTAGTCTAGCGTGATCCGACTCACTGAGGAGTTCAAGGTTCTCCAAAGTGTTGTTAGCCCGGTCGTGATCTTTGTGATGGACGCACATGCCCGCCGGTATAGGGCCGTTGTGGTGCTCCCAAACATCTTGGTGCAGGTATCTTCCACCGTGCTGTGCCCGGTCTGATTTATAATACCCCGGCGGTTTGCGGTAGTACCGCACTCCGTTGAACTCGTGGACTGGCCATTTCCGTCGCGACATTCCGTGCTCCCGAAGTTAAACAGTACATCAGTGTACTGCAAATCTTCAGCAAGCACAACCCCCCGCTCAGTATAAAATGGATGGTCTGGAGTGCATGTTATGATCGTTCCATCTGCCAGACTGATGTTAGTGAAGACGCTCGCCTCATGGCTCATGGTCGCCGTGACCGGACGCAGGCCGAATGGCGTAAGCACCTTGTCGCCAATGGCGATTTGCTCGATAGGCGTCGCTCCCGCCGAAGTCTCCACGAGAGTCCCAGCAGTAAAGCAGTGAGAGTGGTTGTTCTTATCGATGACCCCGTCACCCTTGGGCTTGTAGCGATAGCCCCCCATCATAGCGGCCTTGAGATGCGTGCACCGTGGGTCAACCAGAAAGGCAGGGTCGCCGTCCACCTGCCGCATGAGGTAGTCGTCCACTGCGTTGATGCGCGCCGCCACCGAGTTGGTCCGGGCAGGCATGACCTTGAGCCCCTCAGCCTTGATGATGTCGACCGCGCTGCGCTCATCCGTCTGCGCCCTTTGTATGCCAGCAGGATCGGTAACGACGACCACTGGTGCACCCGTAAACCGTTCGTAGAGTAAAGGCTTGAGTATCTGTCGCGTGAACCGTTGAACGCCCATGTCGAAGCTGACAGCTTCCGCCAGAATCAATGCACGCCCGCGTGGGTCCTGTTGCCCAATAACGGCGGCGGGGGTGAGTCCGAGGTCCATTCCCACAATAATCGGACGTACTCCGTTGGATATGTGCCGGAGTCTTGAAGTGGCCATATGGTAATCTGGTCTGAAGTATTTGTAAACAGGAAGTCCAGAACTGGATAGTCCGTATTCTCCGTCGATGTAGACTCGAACATATTCTTCGGACCGACCTTGAGTATCATAATAGCCATCGGGTAGGTTCTCGATGTTTTCGGCATAAGGACTGCGACCGCTAGGCTGCTTAAAGACTTCCCATCCGTTGTCATTGGGACTTACTCCATCCAACGGGCTGAGGTGTTCCAGATTGTAGTACCACCATGTGTCCATGGTCGGAGGGTTGGTATCCCCCCACATCCCATGCCACGTCGGCCCACCGTCTTTCTTGGATGGAAAGCGCCCGATACGTTTAGACATCGCATCCACGATGTCAGGGTGAATGTCACGACACTCGTTGAACCAAGCCCCCGTCAACTCCAGTGAGTTGAGGTTCGCCACGTCGTCCGCGTCGTCCAGCGCGCGGAACATGATCTCACACTCCACGTCGCCCACCTTGAAGAAGTAGGTCTTGGTGGTGCGCATAAACTGCCCGCACGGCCCCGGCGGAAACCAGTCGAGGAAAGTCTTGATGGTCGTGTCCTGAAGCTGCCGCGCCGTCTCACGCACCACAGCGAAGCGAGTCTTGCGTATACCCTGATCGTTGGGCTGCTGCATGGACGCACGTCTGATAACTTCAAAGGAACAGGTGACGGATTTACCACTACCGACAGGTCCCATCAGCACGCGCATCTTCGCGTTGGACTTCATGAACTTCGCGCCGGTCGGCGGCGGGGTATAGTCAATATCCATTGAACACCGTCACTACGTACTGGACCCCGTGCCGTCGCGTTTTGACGATCTTGGTCTGGTACGACGCGCCTTTAATTGTCAACAGTCTTTCCAATGCACGCGCCAGTTGGACGCTACGGATTTTATAAACCATCGTTTGTTGGGGCTGGGATGGGGTCTGCATCGATCAACTTCGCTGTGCCTAGTTCCTGCCCGCCAAGATTAATCATGATACGTACGCCCCCTCCCCCGCCCATCTCAACGGGATCGTTCTTGGGTTCCAGTCCGGCCCACTTGACCGTAGACTTGATGAGGTCCGCCTTGACTGCAGCGCTAACGTCCGGACTGTGGATGAGCGCCCATGATGTCGTCAGCAGTTCTTCGGCCTGCGCCTTGGCCTTCATCTTGAACGTGATCCCCTTCTCGCGGATTTCGCCACGGAAGTGTTCCACCTTCTTGAGGAAGATCGGGTCCTTGTTGAACGCCAGCAGGTCTGTGGCCAGCAGGCGGTGCCTGTCCAGTATTTCATCCACCTCCTCTCCACTGCCCTCAAGACGAAGCGCAATGTCAAAGGCGAGACGGTCTGACCACTTGGTGTATGGATCCTGAATCATGCGGTGAAGGTAGACTGGATGTTGATAGAACGCAAGTGGGTCGGGTGG